GTGGCAGGATATGAAAACATAAGAGATGCAAATGATAAAAGAACCCCGGAAGAGCGCCGGGAATTGGCAAAAAAAGCGGGTCAGGCAAGTGGCAGGGCAAGACGCAGGAAGGCAGACTTCCGGAAGACATTAAACCTGCTGCTCACTGCAGAAATAGATAATGAAGAATGGAAGCCGGTTTTGGAGTCACTTGGTATTGAGTGTACTCTGGAATCGGCTTTGCTTATGGCGCAGATTAAGATGGCACTGGCGGGAGACACACAAGCTGCGAAGTTTGTAGCACAGTATTCCGGACAAAGCGCCAGAGCCGAGGAAGATCTGGAAAACAAGAAAGCAGATACAGAACTGATCAAGGCAAGAAAAGAAGCTATTACTGGTGAAAATGAGAATGATGAAGCACTTGATCGGCTGGATCAGATCCTGAAAGAGGTGCGGGATAATGCAGTTAAGCAAGAAACAGAATGAGTACATTGTGAACGCAACTCATAGATGGAATATTAAGTCTGGTGCGGTACGTTCTGGAAAGTCCTACGTTGATACGGCTTTTGTGGTTCCTTTTCGTATTCGAGAAAGAACTGGTAAACCGGGACTCAATGTTATTCTTGGTGTATCCAAAGAATCGATTGAGCGAAATGTGCTGCAGCCAATGCGCGAGATTTATACAGACAAGCTGATCGGACAGATCAATAACCGGAATATGGCGCATATTTGTGGTGAGGAGGTGTATTGTCTGGGAGCTGAAAAGGTCAGTCAGGTGGCGAAGATTCAAGGTTCCAGTATCAAGTATTGTTACGGCGATGAGGTCGCTAAGTGGAACAAGGAAGTATTTCAGATGTTGAAATCGCGACTTGATAAGCCGTATTCGTGTTTTGACGGATCCTGCAACCCAGAACATCCGACACATTGGCTGAAAGAATTTCTGGACAATGATAAGTTAGATATTTATCTGCAGAAATATACGATATTTGACAATCCTTTTTTACCTCCGAAATATGTAGAGGAGCTCTGCAAAGAGTATGAGGGTACGATTTATTATGACCGGTTGATCCTTGGACTCTGGAAGCGGGCGGAAGGTGCGATCTACAAACGTTTTGCAGATGATCCGGATGCTTACAGATGTAAGGTTCTGGATGAACTTACAAGTGATGCAGAATACAAGCAATTCAAAAAAACAGACATTGTATCGATAGAGATCGGACTTGACTTCGGAGGAAATCAGTCCGGTCATTCTTTTGTTGCCAGAGGGTACACAGACGATTATGCGGATGTGATTGCAGTAATGTCCAAGAGAATCATGGCAAAGGATGCAGAGGAAGATATTGACAGCAACAGGCTGGATGAGCTGTTCTGTGATTTTGTTCAGGAAGTAATAGATAAATATGGAGTGATTGCGAAAAGCGGCAATTACGTGGAGTATTGCAATGTAGAATCTGTTTATTATGACAACGCAGAAACCGTCCTTGGTAATTCTATCCGGAATGCGGTAGAAAAAAGGTTTCCGTGGATCACAGTCAGAAAAGCAAGGAAAGCAGCAATTATTGACCGGATCCGTTGCACGGTAAGGCTTATGGGAGCGGGAAGATTCTGGACAACGGACGATAGTAAGTCCTTGCAGACGGCATTTTCAGATGCAGTATGGAACAAAGATGTAACAGACAAGGATGAGCGCCTGGATGATGGCAGCACCGATATTGATAGTCTGGATGCGTTTGAGTATACGATAGAAAGAGATATGAAGGACCTGATAGAAGAGGTGGAAGATGTTTGATGGATTAAAAAGACTATGGGGAAGGATAGTGAGCATGTTTAATTATACAACCTTAAAAAATATAATCGGCAAAGATGTGGCGCTGTCACAGACCATGATCGATGCCATCAATAAATGGAAAAAGATGTTGGTTGGAAATGCAGACTGGTGTGACGATACGGTAGAGTCGCTGAAATTAGAAGAGGGCATCTGCCGTGAGTTTGCAGACTCTGTACTGGTAGAGATGGAGGCCAAGATCTTAAATAATGACAAGATGGACAGGGTCCTTCAGAAGAGCTTATCAGACATGAACAAGAAGTTGCAGACCGGTTTGGCACTTGGAGCAATGGTGCTTAGACCACTTGGACCAGATACAGCAGAATATGTTGCTGCGGATAAATTTATTGTGATCAGTTTTGCGGATGATGGAACACCGAATGATATTGCTTTTCTGGTTGTGAAGTGTATTGGTGAGAATGATTATTATACCAGAGTTGAGCGGCACTATTTTACGAATGGAAACCTGACGATTGAGAATAAATGTTATCATTCGCAGAGCCAGAGCGATATCGGGCAGATTTGCAGCTTGGAAGAGGTAGCTGAATGGGCGAACATTCTTCCAGGACCGGTTATTTATCCGGGGATGGTTCAGATGGATTTTGGATATTATCAAAACCCGATTGAGAATAAGGTGGACGGATCCGCTTGTGGTGTATCGATCTATGAGTCCGCAGAGAACCTGATCAGAAAAGCAGACATCCAGGGAGCTCGGCTGGACTGGGAATATGATTCCGGAGAACGCGCAATCCATATTGACGAGAGAGCTTTGAAGAAGAGCGGTGGAAAGACCTATTTACCGAGATTAAAGAAACGCCTGTATAAAGGGTTGAATCTTGATGATGGGAAAGATAAAGAACTGTATAAAGAATATTCGCCTGAGATGCGAGATGAAGCCTTCAGAAGAGGTTTGGAAGAATACAAACGGGAAATCGAATTTAATGTAGGACTTGCCTACGGAGATCTTTCAGATGCACAGGAGGTAGATAAGACAGCTACTGAGGTGCTTGCTTCCAAGACAAGGAAATACAACCGTGTAACTGCAATTCAGGGGAAATTGGAAAAGTGCCTGAATGGATTTGTAACTGCTTTGGCGTTCTACAATGGATCTTATATGTCCGGTGTGGAGTTTACCTGCGAATTTAACGATTCCATTCTGGCAGACGAAGAATCGGAACGACAGCAAGATCGGCAGGATGTAAGCATGGGCGTTATGAGTTTGTTGGAATACCGGATGAAATGGTACAACGAGGATGAAGAAACCGCAAAGGCAAAACTGCCAGAGCAGAATCAGGTAATGGAGTAGGATGCGAAAAGAATACAAAGATCAAGTTGCCGATAAGATTGCAGCGCGGTACATAGGTCTGGAAGAACGGATTCTGCAGGACATTGCCCGGCGGATCAAAAAGACCGGCGAGATCACCAGTACAGCAGACTGGCAGATCAATAGACTTCGGATTCTGGGATATTCTTCCGAGGATATCGAAAGAGAGATCAAGAAAACACTGGATGCGTCTTATCCGGAAATGTTTGAGCTGTACGATAAGGTAATTGACTGGGAATATGTTCGGAACAAGGACATTTACGAACAGATCAATGCTGAGTTTATCCCGTATGAAGAGAATAAGCAATTGCAGCAGATCACAGATGCGATCATCCAGCAGAGCTTGGCAGACCTTGAAAATGTAACCCAGTCCCTTGGATTTTATCTGGATTACAATGGAAGAAAGATTCTGACGCCACTATCGCAGGTTTATACAAATTATCTGGACAATGCCTGCTTTGACGTTGTGACTGGAGCATTTGACTATGGCAGTGTATTACGCCGGGTGGTTACGCAGCTGACAAACAGTGGGCTTCGGAAGATTGAGTATGGATCCGGATATGCAAGCCGGGTAGAAGTGGCTGCCAGAAGAGCTGTGATGACTGGTGTGGCGAATCTTACCGGAGAAATAGCAGACTACAATGCCAAGAAGCTTGGAACAGAGTATTTCGAGGTTGAATGGCATGCCGGAGCACGACCTGCGCATTCGGTATGGCAAGGACGTGTCTGGACAAAGGAGCAGCTGTATTCGGTCTGTGGACTTGGTACCGTGACCGGACTTCTGGGAGCTAACTGCTACCACACATACTATCCGTTCTTTCCGGGAATATCGGAACGCAACTGGTCGGATGACTGGCTCGAAGAACAGAACCGGAAGGAAAGCAAGCCAAAAGAGTTCCAGGGCAAAGAGTACACCCTGTATGAGGCAAAGCAGAGACAACGCCAAATGGAAACGGCAATGCGGGCGCAACGTGAAAAGGTACAGATGCTTCAGGATGGCGGTGCTGATCGGCAGGAAGTTATGCTCCAAAAAGCCAAATATCAGGGACAGCTTAACGAATATGCAGCATTTTCTCGGAAAATGGGATTGAAAGAGGAAAGAGAGAGGATTTATATTGATGGACGAGGAAGAATTGCCACCAATAGTAAAACGCAGAATAAGCTATTTCCACCGGAGATGATCCAAAATGCTTCAAAAGATATCGCACAGTACAAGCGGTACAAAGAAGTTCTGGGAGATTCCGTTGGATCACTTGTAAAGTTCGGTCAGGTGAAATATAATGACAGTAAGAAGTGGGAGTTACTTCAGACCTACATGAAATCGGTTAAAGAAGGAATGATTTCCCCGATGTCAAGTTTTGAGAATTATGTTAAGCTTCATAAGGAAATTGAGAAGACGGTGGTTGGCATTAAGACATCAAATGGCGTAAGAATTACCGGTCAGAGTAAACATTTTCTGGAACGTGTAATCGGAACGATGGAAGATCCGAAGACGAAGAGATCTCGATCAGGGGTAACGATAGAGGAAATCATAAATGCACTGAGAAGCCCACTCGATTTGAAAAATCCAAAAGCTGATAGGAACGGAAGAATAAGCCAGAGATATATCGGTGAGAAAGCAACTGTTTCGATAAATCCGGAAAACGGGATGTTGATTCAATGTAATCCGACGGATAAGGATTTGGTAAGGAGACTGCACAATGCGTAAATTTGAACTGAGTCAAGAGCAAATAGATTTTTTAAAAAAAGAATATGCGGATAATCCGTTAGTGCAAAAAGTATTAGCATCTGAAAACAGCAGGAGATTTGAGATAGATGTAGATACAAAAATTGCTTTCATGGATTACATCGAAGATGAGTCTGTATACTGGATAGGAAATGATTATGAGGCTACCCCGAAAACACGGATGTTAGAGTCTATAAGAGACGATATATATTATCAAACGAACTAGGAGGTGCGTTATGGATAATTTTAAAATCATTTACAAGATACTTTCTGCATTGGAAAAATCAATGGATCTGGAAGAATGTAACTTGGATAGCATTAGTTCGGAGGCGTTGAAAATATCCAATGAGCGTTGGAATAAATATATCGAGATGCTTTTAGATGCTGGTTACATCAAAGGGGTAACAATCCAGAAGTATGTAACTGGAGAGACAAACGTTGATGCGGAAGATATTCGGCTTACTTTAAAAGGTCTTGAATATTTGAGCGAAAACAGTATTATGCAGAAAATGTATAAAGCAGCAAAAGGAATAACGGATTTGATTCCATAGTTTTTTGCCACCAGTCAAAATGACCGGTGGTATTTTTATACTCATTTTTAGGAGGTGGTCCAGATATCTCCCTTTGAGACGCAGGGTTAAGCGTCTTATTTTTATGCCCTGTCATATGGCATTAAACTGGACAACTACCCTGCCAGAGGTTTAGATGGCTATACCCGTACCGCTGAAAGAGCGGTTAATAAATAATTTTAGGAGGAATGTAACTGTGAAAAACATCTATGAGATTATGAAGGAGTATGGATTGGAAGTTCCAGAGGATAAGAAAACGGATTTCGATAAGGCTTGGAAAGAAAATTACCGTACCATAAGCGATTATGATAAGGCGGTTTCCCAGAGAGATAATTACAAGGCTTCATTGGATGACGTAAACACCAGGCTGAAAGAATTTGAAGGTGTGGATGTGAAAGATCTGCAGGGACAGATCACAAAGCTTCAGGGCGATTTGAAGGCGAAAGATGATGAATATGCAGCAAAAGAAGCCGACCGTGTGTTTATGGATTCTGTTAAAGAAGCAGTGAAGGCTGCTGGCGGAAGAAATGAAAAGGCAGTTATCGCTATGCTGAATATTGATGCTCTGAAAGAATCAAAGAATCAGTCCGATGATATCAAGAAGGCGCTTGAGGATGTAAAGAAGTCTGATGGATATTTGTTCGGAGCAAATGAACCAATCAATAATCCGGTTGGCGGTACAAGCGGCGGTGGCGGTGCAGATCCGGGAGCGGATGATGTTGCTGCACTTCGAGCTGCTATGGGACTGCCGGAAAAATAGGAAGTGAGGTAAGGAAGAATGGCAAATACGATTGCACTTAGAAAACAGTATTCAACACTTTTGGATGAGGTGTATAAATTATCATCATTAACAGCTGTTCTGGATGGACCGAATGAGCTGGTCAAAGAGGGAGCAAACGCAAATGAGATCCTGATTCCAAAGTTATCTATGCAGGGACTTGCGGATTATAACAAAAGCACTGGTTATGTAGCCGGTGACGTGACTCTGGATTATGAGACAAAGAAATGTGCTTATGACAGAGGTCGTATGTTTAATGTGGATGCAATGGATAACATTGAATCTGCCGGAATTGCATTCGGACGTCTTTCAGGGGAGTTTTTAAGGACTCAGGTTGTACCGGAGCTTGATGCGTATAGACTGGCATCTTACGCACAGATTTCAGGCGTTACGACAGCAAAGGCTGTTCTTGCAACAGGAAAAGAGGCTTTAGCAGCACTCAGAACTGCAAGAGGAAAGATTGAGAACGCCGAGGCAAATCTTAGTACATGCTATCTGTTTATCAATCCGACAGTGTATGGAATGATTGAGGACTTAGATACAACTGCATCCAAGAAAGCAATTGAAGGATTTGCAGGAATCATCAAGGTTCCGTCAGGAAGATTTTACAACAAGGTAAAACTGAATGCTTCCGGTGCCGGAGGATTTACAAAAGATACCGGTGCAGTTGCAATGAACTTCCTGATTGTTGATAAACAGGCTGCAATTCAGTACCAGAAACACACTGTATCTAAGGTTATTTCTCCGGATCAGAACCAGACTGCAGATGGATGGAAATTCGGATACAGAACGGTTGGTATTGCAGAATGTAAAGACAACAAAAAGGATGGCATTTATGTTCATACTGTAGCAGAGTAGGATGTGATCAGGTGAATGTAACATATGAGTATTACAAGGATTCTTTTGGCGGCTCTTTGATTCCAGAGAGCCACTGGAAATCTGTCGAAGTAAAAATGAGTGCCAGGTTGAACCGATATACATTTGACCGAATGGAAGAAGGTGCTTGGCCGGCAAAGGCAAAGACAGCACTTTGTGAGATGTGTGATTGTGCATATAAGTATGATCAGCGAGATGGAATAACATCTGAGAACAACGATGGGTATTCCGTATCGTTTGATGTAAGCCGATCAGTAGATTCGATGCTGTACAGGATTGCAGAAGTATATCTGGTAAATACAGGACTTATGGATCTGGTGGTGGATGATGATTACGAATAGTGATATTACAATTTATAACAGAATAAGCGGTGATTCCACGCATTACGATACCTGGATCCGAACCGTTCTGCATGGTGTCCACGTCCATGTGGACCATAAGACAGCAGTTACAGATAACGGACTGAAAAGTGCGGAGGTCTACAAAATCCGGATTCCTGCGGATATTCCGGAAGCAGGACAATATCTTCCACCGGATCAGTTCGCCTGCTGTGGCGGTTATGGATACTGGACCGTTCAGAACGATGACCAGATTGTTCTGGGAGAGTGTCAGATTGAGATTGAAAGGCCGGCAGATCTGAAAGCCGTGTTCCAGAAACACTGCAAGGTGATGAGTTGGTCTGATAATCGGTTTGGTACGACTCCGCACTGGCGGATCGGAGGCGAGTAAGATGGCAGGAAAGAAAGAGTTCCGGATCACAACTCCGAGAGGAAGTGTATTTACCGTGACTGATAAGAATGGTTCTACCACGGCACGGCTGGAATGGGCTCCGGGATTCGCACAGAAAAAAGCGGAGGGATTTTCAAGGGCGCAGGCATTTGTGGATTCCGAGTGTCTGCGCTATATGAATCCATTGACACCGAGAAGAACCGGGATGCTGATTAAGTCTGGGACACTTGGTACAGTGATCGGTTCCGGATCCATTGAATATCTTGCCCCGTATGCCCGCCGGCAGTATTACGAGCATAAAACTAAGGCAAGATGGTTTGAAACAATGAAAGCGAGCCATAAAGATGCCATAAGGGAAGGAGCTGAGAAACTTGCCGGAGAATAAGAAGAAAACGATTATTGAGAGTATTCGTGAGTACGTGAGAATGTATCCGGATATCAATAATTGGAAAATCAATATTGATCGTTTAGGTAATGGAATGGAATATTCCATTGATCCGATTGGAGCAGATCCCATTTACAAGAGATATGTGGACGGGAGCTGCCTGAAGCAGTTCCAGTTCGCTCTGACAAGTAAGGAAGCCTACGATGGGGATGCCAGAACCGGTATTGCCAACAGTGGTTTTTATCAGAACTTTGAAGAGTGGACAGAACAGAATAACCTGAATGATATTGTTCCAGAGCTGGACGGGCACGATGCTATCAGGGTAGAAGTGCTGCAGTCCGGCTATTTATTTAGTACAGAGGTCGATCTGGGACGGTATCAGATGATATGCAGATTGATTTATAAGTAAGGAGTGTGAAGAAATGGCAAGTGAAAAAATGTTAGTTGGCAGACATAAGAGAGTGGCTTTTATGGATGCTAACGGATCAGGAGAAACATTTACCAGAATGACGGGATTTACATCGCTGTCGGATGGAAAGAACTCGACAGAGTACAGCCGGCAGTATGTGGATGAAGCATCTGAAAGATCGGACGTAGTTGGTTACGCACCGGCGATCGATTACGAATTTGACCGGTATACCAATGATCCGGTACATGAAAAGATTGCAGCAATTACCGATGATGAGATTCTCGGAACAGAAGCACAGGTTGATATTGCGGTGGTAGATTTGTTTGAGCAGAAGACATCGGAAACAACTTGTACCGCACGAAAGAGAACATGGAGTGTAATTCCGGATACAGAAGGGGACGGTACGGATGCCCTGATTTACAAAGGCAGCTTTAAAGCGGCCGGAGAAATCACAAAGGGTACTGCAACCACCACAGACGGATGGAAGACCTGTACATTCACTGCTGGCGGAGAATAAAGAAGAAATGGGAGAGTGAGCCTATGAGCCTTTGGAAATTTGGAAATTTTGAAGCAGAAGTGGATTTCACGGATGCGGATTTTTTGGATGTGTTAGAGGAAGCAAAAGCAGAAATGTTTGAAGCAGGGAAAAAGGTTCCCATAACCGGAAAGCAGAGTGATATCATCCGCGCGCAGTGCGCGTGTTTTTATGTGTTCTTCGATACCCTTTTTGGCGATGGAGCTGGGGAGCGTATCCTTTGCGGAAAGAACAGCATCAAGTTGTGCACTGAAGCGGCAGAATCACTGTTAGACTTTGAAACAGCGGAAGCAAAGAAACTGGATGATAAATATGATAAGTATGTACCAAATCAAAATACAACGCAGCAGTTCCCGCATCCGCAGCCACAGCCAAATGGAAACCGTCAGCAGAGAAGAAACTACCAGAAACAGTATGGTAAAGGAAAATATTCCAATACCGGAAGGTAGCAGAGCATGAATATTTTATATGAGCAGTTTCCGGAAGAAGTCAAGGTGAACGGGGAGTACTACCCGATCGTGACAGATTTCCGTGAATGGATCCGTTTTACGGAGCTGGTTGAAGACGACTCGGTTCCGTGGCGGATCAAATGTGGACTTCTGTTGCAGTGGTATCTGGATCAGGTTCCGGAAGATATTGAAGCTGCAATATATGCACTCGGAGATTTCCTGATGTGCAAAAGGATGTACCAGGATGATTTGGAAGATGAAGAGGAAGGGCAGCAGAAAAGAGGGAAGCCGGTATTTTCTTTTTCGGAAGATGCCGGCTGCATTTATGCAGCGTTCCGGGAGGCATATGGAATCGACCTGCAGCAGATCGATTATATGCACTGGTGGGAGTTCCGGAGCTTGTTTGACTGGTTGCCGGATGATACAGAGATTAAACAACGGATTATGTATCGTTCGATTGATCCTGGAACAATCCGGGACAAGGACGAACGTAAACGGATCAAGAAGATCCAGAGAGCTGTTGCGCTGAAAAAGAAACAGCGAAAGCTTGATGATTATGAGATTGGAGATATGTTCTCATGATGGAAATTAAAATACCGACACGGCGTGAGTGGTATCCGTGTCCGTACTGCGGTCAGCATCTGCTTGTTTACACAGATACTGCAGTGTGTAGCGGACTGTATGTGAAATGCCGCAAATGCCGCCGGGAGGTGGAGATAAAAATTAAGAATTAAGCACTTGTGAGCCCCTGAGCCGTGCTATCAGAAAGGATGATAGTATGGCAGATGGATATTTGAATTTTGATACCAAAATCAATGAGAGTGGGTTCAACAAGGGCATTTCAAATCTGAGTAAGATTGCGACTACCGGATTAGGCGTTGCCGTAGGAAATGCGATCACCAAGGTTGTCGATAAAGTTGGATCAATCGGAACTGCAGCCGTCAAGGTTGGAATGAACTTTGAGGCGGAGATGTCGAAGGTTGCCAGTATTTCAGGAGCAACCGGAGATGAGTTCCAAAAGCTGATCGACAAGGCAAAGGAGATGGGATCGAAAACCAAGTTTTCAGCCACAGAAAGCGCGCAGGCTATGGAATACATGGCTATGGCAGGCTGGAAGACGCAGGACATGGTAGATGGTCTGAAAGGGATCATGGACCTTGCCGCTGCATCTGGCGAAGACCTTGCATTGACATCCGACATCGTAACGGATGCTCTGACAGCTTTCGGGTTGTCTGCATCGGATTCTACCCATTTTGCGGACGTTCTGGCAAAAGCTTCATCAAATGCCAATACAAACGTGGCAATGATGGGAGAAACGTTCAAGTACGTTGCACCGGTAGCCGGGGCGCTGGGATATTCCGTAGAAGATTGTTCGGTTGCCATTGGTCTGATGGCAAATTCCGGAATCAAGGCAGGTCAGGCGGGTACTTCATTAAGACAGATGCTTAGCCGTCTGGCGAAACCAACGGATGAAGTACAGGGCGCAATGGATCAGCTGGGCGTATCCTTGACAGATTCGGCGGGCAATATGAAGTCGCTGGATACGGTCATGGGTGACTTGCGAAATGGATTCAAAGGTCTTTCCAAAGCAGAGCAGGCACAACTGGCAACCTCGCTTGCCGGTCAGGAAGCAATGTCTGGTCTACTGGCAATCGTAAATGCATCGGATGGAGATTTCGATAAGCTGAAGGATTCCATTTACAATTGCAAGGATGCCGCAGCAAATATGGCTGCAGTTGCACAGGACAATCTGGCTGGTCAGATCACCAGTCTGAAATCCAAAGCGGAAGGTCTTGGAATTGCATTCTACGGATCCATTCAGGAACCGCTTAAAGAGCTTGCATCTGTTGGCGTGAAAGCCTTGGAAGATCTGAATAATGCGTATACTTCCAATGGATTTGTCGGTTTTATCAATGAGATTGGCAATAAAGTACCGCTTTTACAGAGCTTTACTGATGCAATAGCCGGACTCGCAGAGAAAACGAAGAGCATGAGCACGGATGAGCTCATGAATCTTGGCAAGACTGCAGCAGTGCTTGCAGGAGCTGGACCGGCGATCTCATTATTCGGATCACAGATCGGTAATGTACAGTCAGCCGTTGAAGGATTCAGCGGAATTACAACGGGTGTTTTGTCTGAGCTTGGAAAGCTTCCGAAGGGATTCAAAAGTGCAACAAAATCGGCTGTGAATTTCCGGAAAGATTTTACAGGTAGCCTGAAAGGGATCGGCAGTGCAGTTACGGGACCGTTTCAGGTATTGACTCCGAAATTGTCAGCTACTGTCGGAAAAATCGGCAAGGTCGTTTCCAGTGTTCCGGGAAAAATTGGTGGGGCAGTCGGCAAAATCGGTTCTGCAATCGCATCAAAAATCCCCAGAATTACAAGCGCGTTTTCACTACTTGGAGATACTGCCGGTTATCTGGGAGCATGGGGCGGACAGATTGGTTCTGCTCTGCGGGGAGTGCTCGGAACGGTAGCCGGCTTTATTCCGTCATTTGTAGGGTTGATGAATTTCGGTGCAGTTGCAGCCGTTGTGGTAGCCGGTCTTGGACTGGTTTACAGTCAGTTTGGTACACAGATTGACCAGATCCTGCTTCTGGCGCAGACCAAAGGACCGGAGATCATATCTAACTTTGGAGCAGGAATCACAGCAGCACTTCCGGGACTGATTTCATCAGGTGCAACCCTGATCCTGGGATTGATGAATGCGATTACGGCAAATCTACCATCGCTCATTTCCGTAGGCGCAAGCATCATAGCAACTCTGGTAAGCAGCCTGGGCGCACAACTTCCGCAGTTAATTCCGGTAGCGGTACAGATGATCCTGACTCTGGTTGAGTCGCTGATCAGTAATCTTCCGCAGTTAATAACTTCCGGATTACAGTTAATGGAAGGCTTGGCACAGGGAATTGCAAACGCGATTCCGCAGGTGGCAGCGAAAGCACCGGTTATCATCGGCAAGCTGGCATCTACGATTATCACGAATTTGCCGAAGATCATACAGACTGGTGTGAAGATTATCACGCAGCTCGCAGTCGGACTGGTTCAGGGAATCCCGGCGTTACTTGGTAAGATTCCATCCATGATCAGCCAGATCAAAAATGCATTTACCAGTGTAAACTGGGGTAGTGTTGGTATGAATATCATTTCCGGAATTGCAAGTGGTATATCCAGTGCGGTAGGAAGCCTGATCAGCGCGGCAACATCTGCGGCAAGTAGCGCATTAGATGCAATCAAGTCAAAACTTGGTATTCATTCTCCATCGAGAGTATTCCGGGACCAGGTTGGTAAGATGATGGCTCTTGGTATGGGAATCGGATTTGAGAAGAATATTCCGGTCGGATCCATGAATGCCGGAGTACAAAAAGCAGTCAAGAGTCTGCAAAGAAGTGTGCAGCTTACAACATCCGTTAATCCGGATAAAACGGTAGGCGGAATAAAGAATAATCCGATCTTTAAGGATCAGGGATTTGATTACGACAGATTTGAACGTATCCAGAGGAAGATTGCAAAAGAAAATGGCAATAAACCGGTATTCCTGGATACGAAACGGATAGACAGACCATTACCGAAAGGAGCAGTGCCACAGGTATGATTGTATATTATGAAAATATGAACGGCGAAAAGCTGAATCTTTTAAAAGCTCCTTTTCGTACAACGAAGACTGACTGGTTCGATGCGGACTGGTCAGAGTCTTCGGACGGATATGAAAAAACAGTGACGATTGATGTGTTTGGAAAGCGGGAAGAATTTCAGGCGAATATGGAGCAACTATACAGGATCATTGCAGTTGATGCAGAAAATGATACCTACGGGAAGCTGTACGTGAATGGTGCATATTTAAGATGCAAGGTGTTGAAGTCAGCGAAAGAAGGATGGAAGGGATATGTGTATTCGGAAGTGGAGATCACCTTCCAGACTCCGGAGCTTGTATGGGTAGTAGAAGCGACAAGGCAGTTTTTTCCGCAATTGGAAGAAACGGCAGCATCCGGAATCGACTTTCAGTATGACTATCCGTTTGATTTTGCCGGAGAAAAAAGAGGAATCGCAGCATGGAATGTTGATCACATCATTCCAAGCGAATACCGGATGATCATTTACGGACCATGTGTAAATCCGAAGATTCTGATCAACGATTATCCTTATGGGTTTTTCGTAACGCTTGAAAGCAGGGAATATCTGATCATAGATAGCCAGAGAAGAACGATCCGAAGGTATTTGACGAATGGAACGGTACAAAATTTATTTAATCAGAGAGCGCAAAAACAAACTGTTTTCAAGAGAATACCATCCGGGCTTTTAAATATTAACTGGTCCGGGGATTATGGATTTGACCTGACTTTATTTTTGAACAGGAGGGAGCCGCCGTGGTAAAGGACATAATTCTTGCAGATAGTGATGGAAGAGAACTGGGAGTGATTTTGGACTCAAATATCACAGTGGATACGAATGGCGAGTACGAATTTTCTGTACAGATTGCAAGGTCGAACTGGTATCCGGAGCTGACCTTTTCAAGCTATGTGTATATTACGGAGACAGAATATGGAGGCATTATCGGAGAGGTGCTGACAGATACAACGCTGGATTATGTGGAGCTGAAGGGAATCACATGGCGGGGAAGACTGCAGTATAAGGTGATCGAGCCGCCTGCCGGATCGGATTATAAAACAGTATCCGGAGAACTGAATCAGGTAATGAAAACACTGATCGAGCCGGAGTTTGATGGATTATTCAGAGTTTCATCAGAAGACACGGGTATATCTGTAAAGAATTTTCAATTTGACCGGTACTGCACATTACTGGAAGGTCTTACTAAAATGCTGAAAAGTGTTGGATACCGCCTGCAAATTCGACTGATCAAAGAACAGGACGAGCCATGTTATATTCTGATTGAAGCAGTTCCGATTACTGATTATTCTGCGCAGATTGAATTGTCACAGGACAGTAGACTGAATTTCACGATGGATGATAAACAAAATGGCGTAAATCATCTGGTCGTAACCGGAAAAGGGGAAATGCAGGAGAGGAACATAATCCATCTGTATGTACAGAAAGATGGAAGCATTGGAAAGACGCAGTATTACAAAGGACTGAATGAGATCTCAGCAGTATACGAAAATACGAGCACAGAAACAGCAGAGCTGGAGAAAACGTCCGTGGAACAATTGCAGAAGCTGATGAATAAAAAGACATTTCAGATGGATGTTGCAAAGCTTGGAATCGAGGTTGGAATCGGAGATATTGTCGGTGGCAGGGATTACCTGACTGGGATGTATATGTCAAAACCAATCGAAAATATCATTTATGAGATTACGAATGATGTGGAATCAATTACTTATAAACTGGAAGGAGAGGATGAAGAATGAAAATTGTATCTGGAAGAACCGGATCACCACATGTGACTTCGCAGCAGTTCCGGCAGATGCTGGAGGGGATTATCGGGCAGGGGAGTTATATTATAACAAGCGGAGAGAATCTGAAGCCGGAACTTAGCAGTAATAATCTGCTGAAAATCCGAAGTGGGATGATGGCGCATCACGGCTGTATATCTTGCGTGGATATTGGTACTTATGATGAGGTTACACTGACAAATGGTAGTCAGGGAATGAAAAGGATTGATCTTATTGTAAATCGGTATACCAGAAATGCAGAGACAGAGGTTGAAAACTGCAGTTGGAAGGTAATCCAGGGAAAACCGGTTGCAAGTAATCCGGCAGTACCGGTATACACTTCGGGAAATTTGCAGAATGGAGATCTTGTGGATGAATGCCCGGCTTTTGAAGTGCATTATGATGGAATCAATGTTACAGAAGTGAAGAGTTTGTTGAGTGTGACGGATGGACTTTCTGGATTAAGTAGAAAATTGACAAATACGAATACGAATCTTGCAAAAGCCAACACTGTTTTAGAGAATAGGAAACCAATATTCATTGATTCAACGTCAACAGGAAGTGTTACATTTGACACAACCAATTTTTTAAAATCCGGCATTACGTATGCATTTGTTGTTGCAGTAAACTCGAACTTGAATAGTGGGACTTACGCGCAAGAAATCACTTGCAAGTTGAATGATGTTATAATTGGAAAAAACGGGAATTACTACACACTGACATCCATTTTTTCCGGAAAATGTTCCAAGGGTGATAGAATTCATATCACATCATACAAAAATGGTGGAAACTGGAGTGGTTGGGGTACTAGATGTATTTTTATTCCACTTTCTTAACACTACACACATATATAACAAAACTGGAAATAAAAGGTAGAATTTGCAGAGACTTGCTTATGACGAACTGATTGTATATGGAAAAGGAGCGAAAGAAAGGGCGGTGTACATCAATGAACGAACCAATATGTACCTGAAAGAATATCTGGAAAGCAGAAAAGATAATAATCCGGCACTATTTGTCGGAAGCAAGAAACCGAATAGCCGGCTGACGAAAACAGGAATTGAGGATATCATCCGGCGGATTGGAGAGAAGGCGGGCGTAGAAAATGCGCATCCGCATCGATTCCGGAGGACGGCTCTGACAAATGCATTGAACCGCGGAATGCCTCTGCAGGAGGCTATGATATTTGCGGGACACGCAAAGTCAGAGACAACCATGCGATATTGTACAGTGAATCAGGAAGGTGTACGGTATCATCACTTTAAATATTTAAGCGCATAAGTAAATAAACTTATTTATTTACACTCGGCATTGGTCGGGTGTTTTTGTTATGCGCTTTTATATATGTAACTTTATCAACCAGTTAAAGGAGGGATTCTGAACTAAGTAGCAATTTTAGTTCAGAATCCCTCTAAAAAGAAGAAAGGGGCAAACAGAAAAATGAAAATCACATTCAATGATGGTCAGGAACTGCAGATCCAGCAGGTCACTGAGCAGACGGATGGCGCACTTTTGATCAAGACCATTTCAGCATCCGAGGATCAGCTGAAGACTTTATTCTCTGATCCGACAACAACTAAGAGAATGTCTGTGAGCGAACGGGATGAAGATACCGTTGTGTATGAAAACTACACAAAGTTCGATGCAATCGTGAAGTACACAGCCGGCATCCTTGGTGTGCTGATGTACCGGGAAGGAGAAGATCCGGACAGCCGGATGGCAGCTCTGGAGGCACGACTTAAAGAAGCAGAAGAGAAAAATACGAACCTGCAGTCAAGAGTCGAAAAAGCGGAGGAGAAAAATGAAATGCTCGAAGGATGCATTTTGGAAATGTCTGAAACGGTATATCAGTAAAACGATAATTGTATTAACCATTTTATTTTTATTCATATTATTACAAATTTCAGGAGGAAAAGAAATGATGGCAATGTTATGGGCACAGCAGATTATGTTAGGAAAGAAAACTTATTCACAGGTACCGAGACTTTTAAAGGATAAGGTAAAAGAGGTCCTGATTGATTCCGGAGCAGAAGATCTGGTAACAGAAGACAAGCAGTAGAGGTGAAGCGTAG